GTTGGAGGAACATACACTATTGGAGGTGACGGGGATTGACAAGCGCAAAGCCCCAGACTGCACGTCAGCAGTAAGCTTGGTAATCTTAACTTGAGCATCATTGTTTGCCTTCCTTAATGCTGATGCGGTCTGGTTAACCTTCTCGTTTAACTCTTGTTCTTTGGCTCTTGCGGCGTCGTTGGCTTTTGCAACTTTTGCCACAGCTTCAGAATAGCACTCTTGATAGCCTTGATGGTGTCCATAAAAATACGCTCCTATGATTGCAAGCAAGCTTGCGACTAACACATAAGGGTTAAACATCATGAGCCTTTCATGCTTTGTCTAGCCATAGCCATTCTCTCACGTTCCTCGTCATGCTCCAATACTGGAGGCGTCTTTGGAGGAGGAGGAGGCGTCCAAGGCGTGTTCATAGCTGACATCACGCCAGATGGAGCCATAGGGTTATAGCCCATGGTTGGCATCATTGGATTCATTCCCATCATCGGCTGCATACCAGGCATCATCCCAGCGCATGGATTCATGTTGGGTATTGGCATCATTGCTCTAGCCCCCATAACCACGGCCAACACGCTAAATATTGACGTGGCTATGATTTTGAGAAGGTCATGTGTGAGCTTGTCATTGGGCGCCATGTCTTTCATAGGTTGCTCTACAGCCACCACACCATAGACAAAAAAGCCCACAATAAAAAGCAATATGATGCAGAAGGTGATCATAATGCAGAACTTGGAGAAGGCATCAAGCAAGCGGACTATGCCGTTGACTTCGTCTTCTTTAAGGTTTTTTAGGCTTGTAAGCATCGGTTAACATCCAAGGACAAGTTTGACTGACTTCACAAAGAGGAGCCTTACAGTCCTCATCTTCCCAATGTTCAGGATCCTGACAATGGTATCTGTATTCGTTATTGCAACCTGTTAATAAAAAGGAAAAAAATATACATATCAATATTGATGTGTATACAAAACTGAATTTTTTAATCATTTCCCTTCAATCCTTACAAGAGCTTTGTTGACCCTCAGTTCCATCTGCCTCACATCCACATACATCCAGGCAATCAGCGGAATCAACAACAGAAGAATTACCAACAAAATAATAATCAATAAGATGGCGAGTGTGTCATGCTGAGAATCATTAGCCATATCCACATCAGCAACAGCACTGTAATTGCTGAAGCCGCCACTCTTCCCCTTATTAGATCCGCCTTTTGCTCCCGTTGCCATTTTGCCCTACGCTCCTTTAGCATTTCCTCTCGTCTTGCAAGCGCTTGCACATTGGCAATGTGACCAATTTGCTGATTGACCCGAGTATACAAATCCTTCAACTCGTGTGGGACGTGGTATACCATATAGTCACTCAACTCCGTATTCAGCTTCTCCATCTGCAAATTGGCAATCGTGATCTTGATTGCGGCCTCTTGGCCAGCCTCATTATCTGCGTGGAGAGCAAATTCTTCCTCTTCTTTTACATAATTCTTCAGCGCGTTATACGCTTGGAAGAACTTGATGAGAGCATCACTAACCTGTTGGTAAATAAGGTTCTCGTCAAACTCTGGTGCAGGCTCTTTCTTCTTTTTGACCTTCTTCGCAGGCTGAGCAGCTTGCAACTGCTCTTCCTTTTTAGCTGGTCTGAATATAGCTGTTAAGAACCCAAGAAGCCCTTTCGCTTTCTTTTGTACGTCCTTAACGTCTTTGACAACTCCATCAATCTCATGGGTAATGTCAGTAACAATCTGACGCCCTTCTTTGTACATCTCACAAGCGTCCTTGCACATCTTAAAGGCCCCGGACGCCAGAGCAACAAGGGTGAACGGATCAATGGCATCACCTTATTTCTTCTTTAGACCCTTGAGGGTCTCAGCCAGACGTGCACGCTGCCCTGTTTTACCAGGTTTCTTTGCAGCGGCAGCTAGCTTCTTTGCAGGAATCGTTTTACCTTCTTTGACACCCAGCTCTTTACGCAAAGCGTTTGGTTTCTTGATTGCTTTTTGTATCCATTTTTCTGCCATGATCATCTCCTAAATAATCCAACACAATGTCCAAGTTTCCTGGGTTCCAAGAAGTAAAGCGTAAATCGTATTCTTCTGGCTCTTCAAAGATCTGGTTGGTATTCTTAAACCTTCCCTCTTTGATAGTATCCATCCAAATTACTACATCTGCATTAAAGATATCCCTCATCTCAGGCAGAGGACATACAAAGTCACAGATAGCCAAGTCGGTCTTATCTGCCAACTCACGCATCCTTCTTGCCTGTCTTAGCCGTCCCTCAGCAGTAAAGTCCCAGTCGTTAAACTGCTCTCTTACCTTGTCCGCATTGAAGTGATTGCAATCTAATTCATGGGCCAAGCTCTCAGCCAAAGTAGTCTTACCCGAACCGGGCAACCCCATGATTAGAATCCTCATCTCTGACTCCTAGCAGGCTTGTATGCCTTGGCTTTGATATGAACTTGGAAACAAGTGTTATTGTATTTGTTCATCTCCAGTTCAGCAAACTCTCTAGGCTTCCCCTGAATGTGCTCTTGGAACCACGGTGTTAAATCATAACCTACGTCTTGAATAGCTACGTCTATGCCAATTTGGAGTCCCAATGTTGACTCCTGACCACCATTCTCTATCGTTTGGGTATTGCGCTGTTGGTTAAACATATCAATCCCAAGAGGCGTGATCTTCCTCACATGAGTAGCGTCATGGTGAAAGTTATCGTGGTTGTGATGGGGAACCGTTATCAGGATCAACCCACCATCTTTTAACACACGATACAGCTCTTTCCAGACGTTGAAATACACCTTGGTACTTTGCCCTAAATGCTCAAGAACATGGTTCAGTATGATCTCGTCAACTGAGTTGTCCTCGAAAGGCAAACGCTCTTCCAAGTCAGCTAGTACGTCAGGCTTACAATTCTCATCATTGTCTACGTTGACGTAACCTTCTAGCTTGTTATACCCACATCCGAGGTTAAGCTTCAATTCAAAGCATCCAACTGGTCGTGAGTTGTACAAGCATCAATTGCCGCTTCTCTTGTTTGCATAGCAGTTAAAGCTGTAGCCACTGCGTTTGCGTCATAAGCAGAACCGTTTCTAGCTTGTTGGTTGACAACTTGTTGGAATGTAAATGCGGCATTGGCTTTCATGCCAGCTTTGCGGTCATCCACGCTGATATCGAATGTGCCATACACAATCTCTACTGGGTCTTTGGTCAGATCAAAGGTGTGGGCTGTGTAGCCTTGGCGATTAGGAATGATGGTAGGACGTACTTCTACGGCGTTCTTCCAACCATTGTTACCTACGCCTTCTGCTGGAGGGGTATCCCAGCAATCTGCAACAGCCCCGTTAACGATACGAACATATAAAGACATGATTTACTCCTGTGAAAAATTAAAATTTTGCCAAAGCAGATGTTGATGATGCATAACATCCTTTAAATAAATTACCCCAATTGGTTAAACTTCCAACTTGTTTTGGAGAAGAATAATTTGTTATGTTTCCAAGACCCAATTGACCGCTAGTATTTTGTCCCCATGACCACAATGTACTGTCAGTTTTTGTTACTACAGAAAAATTTTGTGCAGCAGATATGTTTAACCAATTTGTCAGTAATCCAATTTGCTTAGGCGATGAGTAGTATGTTGTATTACCAATCCCAAGTTGACCAAAAGCGTTCCCCCCCCAAGACCAAATGGTTCCGTCTGTTTTTATTGCTAAGGTATGGTAATACCCAGCAGATACATTTAACCAATTTGTTAATGCGCCGACTTGCTTTGGAGATGAATAGTTGGTTGTGGTTCCAAGCCCTAATTGACCTTGACCATTGTACCCCCAAGACCATAAAGTTCCATCTGTTTTGGTGGCTAATGTAAAACCTCTACTACTAATTAAATTTGACCACGTTGTTAATGATCCAACTTGCTTGGGAGAAGAGTAATAAGCTGTATTACCAAGACCCAATTGTCCACTTGTGTTATTACCCCATGACCACAATGTGCCGTCAGTTTTTATAGCTATACTGGCTTGCTTCGCGCATGATACTTTTGACCAGTTGGTTAATGCGCCAACTTGTTTAGGGCTAGAGTACTTTGTAGTATTTCCTAATCCTAACTGACCATCACCATTAAACCCCCACGCCCACAATGTACCATCTGTTTTTATAGCTATAGTGGAATAATTACCACTTGATACATTTAACCAATTTGTTAATGCACCAACTTGTTTTGGAGATGAATAAGAAGTGGTGTTACCAAGACCCAATTGTCCGTTTGCCCCGTATCCCCAAGACCATAATGTTCCACTTATTTTGGTAGCAAAAGTGCAAAGTACCCCACTAGCTAAATTTGACCAGTTCGCCGTAGATCCTACTTGTTTGGGTGAAGAATAATTTGTTGTGTTATTTAAACCCAATTGACCCAAATTGTTACTACCCCAAGTATACAAATATGGCTGTGGAGGGGTAGCCCAAGTCCCTGCCCCCTGAGCCTGTGATTGGCTAGTCAGGTTCCAGACTCCTCCGTATTGTGTGTATGGGTATGTTAATGGCATATTAGTATTTCAAAGAAATTGATGATTTATAACCACCAGAAGCAATCAGCCAAGTAGTCAAACTTCCTATTTGTTTAGGAGATGAATAATAAGTGGTATTTCCTGTACCTAACTGCCCAAAATCATTTCCACCCCAAGCCCAAATACTTCCATTCGTTTTTACGGCAAAACAATGCGTATAACCAGTAGAAATATTCAACCAATTAGTTAATGCTCCAATTTGTTTTGGAGAAGAATAATAAGTTATATTACTCAAGCCAAGTTGTCCAAAATTATTAGCACCCCAAGCCCAAAGAGTACCGTCCGTTTTTGGAAAAGCTACCCAGTTAT